ATTACCGCCCATAAGTTCCTCAAAATTAGCTCTGTTCAGCATATCAATTACCTTTAGTCCTATTATCGGAGTCTCTAACATCTTTTAGTATATCACGATAATCCTTACGCATACCTTCTTTTTCTTTCATGAGAGCTTCTTCTCTTTGTTGCGCTATTTTCATCTCGGCTATCGCTTCTGTTGATTGTTGTTTAAGTAGATCTACTTCAGCTTTTATTTGATCACTCTGTGCTTTTTGTTGTATCTCAGCTTGTTTAAGTTCAACTAACGGTTGTACTTGTGCGTTTTGCTGTGCTTGTATTAAGGCTTGTTCTTGACCTGTTACTTGTTGAGTGGCTTGTGCTGCTAGGTTTGCTATTTCGTTCATGACTTCAGGTGGCATTTGACCTTCACCCATCTCTGGTAATTGTTGACCTAGTACCTGTTCAATCTGCTGTTTATACTTCATAGCTTGATGTTCTTGTATATTAGCTTGTATACTAACCATAGCAGTTTGATTTTGCTGTATCATTGGGTTTTGTAAAAATGCACTATGACTAGCTATGTATGCATCATGGTTTTGAAAAGGATAAGCTTTTATAGGTTGTCCTGTTATAGCCACTTGTTGTTCAGTTATGGGATCACGGGCTGGAATATCTGGTGGCGGAGGAAGTAAGTTATCTATATTTTTAACTTCTAACGCTTCATACATACGTCTATATGCTTCACGTAAATCATGTATTTCTGGTGCAGCTCTAGCCATTTCAAGTTCTTGTTGTGCTAACATTACCCTTTGTGCCATACTAAAGATATTAGGGTCACTTACAGGTAATATGTCTACTTTAGAATCAAAATCAGCAGCTTTGATTTCTCTTGTAGCTCCTGGTACTTCGTACGGGTATACTGGGGGTAAACTTCTGCTAAATATACCCGCTAATAGTTTAAATTCTTTTTTCTGTGCATAATGCATACGTTTATGTATAGCACTCATTACTTTACTGCCACGCTCTAACATAGCTACTGTGGTGCCTACTGGTAGCTGTTGAGACCCGATATCACCCACATTCATGTCCGCAATTGACGCAAAACGTCTTCCAGAGTCAATAATTACGCCTAATAACTGACTTAATACGTTACTTGGCTCTTTATAGGGTAATGGCATCAATGCATCACGAATTACGCCCCCTGGAACGTCAACATCTCTAAATTCTCCTGGTCTAAGGGGTTCATCCTCGCCTTGCACTCTCATTCCACGTGCTTTAAACCCTGCGGGGAGGTTACTTAGCGTACCAGCGTCTACTAATTGACGTAAAATCGCTGTAGCTGACTTAGTTAGCCCTCCAATCATGTGAATTAGCCCAAAACCGTAAAATCCAAGTCCTGGAAGGAACTTATAGTGTACAAAATACTCTTTTTTACTGAATAATTGGTCTTCTGCTTCCCAATTACGCCTAATTGACAGTATTTCGCCCTGTTCTTCTAGTATAGTTACTACATAAGGCACCGCAAAACCATAATCATCGGTTTCTGACAGCTCTAAATTGACGTGCATCTCTAAAACTGTGTATTCATCGTAGTCTGTCATAGATGGTGATATGCCTTGTAGCTCATCCATCTTCTCTTTTGCGTCATTTATGTCAACATCTGGGCTAGCATCACCTATTTCTATGTCACGGTATGTGCCGTTTAGCTGTAATTTCTTCAAATCGTTGCCCGTCATAGTCATAGTATGGGTAAAACGTGGGCTAGTTTCTAAATCTACGGTTTCATAAGCTACTACTAAGTTCTCAGCTTTGACTAAACGGCTAGTAGCTCTACCTAAAAGGTTATCGTAGTAGATTTTTTTAAATGCACTTCCTGCTAAAGGCAGGTAAAACAGTAAACTATCCATTTCTGGGTCATATTCTTTCATGACTTCAGTAATTTGATAGTTCATAAATTCTTTTACCCGTTGGTTTTGACTAGCTATTTCAGGAGTTTCCGCTCCCATTACTCTAGTTTTTACTGGTCCACCAGGAGGAAGTAATTCTTTATATGATTGTGCTTGAAACTGGGTGACGGCTTCACTTAGTAATGGGTGATGTACACCTGTTGCTCCTGGGAATGGTTCTTCTCTTTCTTCTGTTTTTATACCTAGTAAATCTAAACCTTTACTAAAAGTATCAAGCCAATCCTGTCGAGAATCTTTATCTGAATCGTATGCTTCTAAAAGTTCACTAGCTAACGTGGATAGGTCTGAGGGATCTAGTGACTCAGCAAGATTAGCTTGATGATCGGTTACTGAAACGGTTTCCTGTTCAAACATTGGCACTACATTACCTTCTTGATCTATTTCAAAGGCTGAAGTTAAATCGCCTTGTATATTCATCTCTTCTGGTAGTTGAACTTCCACACCCATTGCTGCTGGTTGTGCCATAGTTTCAGGTATTTCTATGTCTATTGTGCCGTCTCTATCTATATTTAGTAAATCTTTTTCTATAGCCATAATTAATAATAACTTACTTTACGTTTGTAGTATAGTTCTTCTTCCTCCCAATCGCTAGGTAATTTTACAAAACCACCTTGCCTAAAACGTAACATAGCTTGAGTAGTAGAGTCGACTAAATCGTCGTTTTCCCCAGCGGGAAATACCGCACACTCCTCAATTACTTCGTTAGCCCATTTAGTGTCGGGTGCCCATACTAGACCTGACTCAAAAAGTGGAGTACTAGCATTAACTCTAGCAATCTTATCATTTCCTTTACTGGGTGTAAAGTTTTGTACGGGTATGCCTATGTTACGTAACTCTTGGGTAAGCGGAATACCACTAGCCTTACTTTCTATAATTACTGTGTCAGGTGTCCACTCATGGTATTGTTCTAGGGCTACGCCTTTTAATTCAGGAAACGAGTATTTACCTTTTATACAATCTAGTAAAATAATATGTGCTACTGTGCCGTCGTACATATCTTCACCGATTGTACCTTCTGGGTAAAATACACCCCACGTAGTAATAGCTGAATAGTCCGCACTAGAACTTTTTAAAAAAGCAGTATCGTAACTTTGTATTAAGTAATCACAAACTGGTGGTTTATCTTTTGTCCACTCCATCCACCATTCACGTTTTATAAGTGCACCTTCCTCACTAGTAGGATTCTGCATATATTGAGCATGCCACTTTGGTCCGCCACGTAAACTAGCTTTTACGCTTTCTAGTTCTTCTAGTTTCCAGTACTCTGGCCACAAGGCTTTACCGCTAGGTAATATGGCGGGTAGTTCTATAACTTCCCATTGGTCAGCTTTAGGGTCACGTGCTGCATCTCTTAGTAACCTACCCGTAAGGTCGTTAATATTCCAGCGGGTCATAACTATTACTATGGCTCCTCCTGGCTGTAACCTTTGACGCGGTCCGCTAGTGTACCAATCGTATGTGTCGTCCATGCTTTTAGGGTTCATGGCATCTTGTTCTGAATGTGGGTCATCAATAATAAATAGGTCAGCACCCCTACCCGCTAATGCACCGCCCACCCCAGCAGCATAATATTCGCCTTTGAGTTTAGGGTTACGTTTATCTTGAGTTTCCCATTTACCTGCTGCTTTTGAGTCTGGGTTTATTAGTACGTCGGGGAATACGTTTTGATAATCATCCGTTAGCATCAAGTCCCTAATCTTACGCCCGAACTTTACGGCTAAGTCTGCGGTGTGGGTAGCTTGTAGTATTTTTAAGTTAGGGTTACGCCCTACTAGATAAGCGGGGAAGTAATGACTAGCAAACTCACTTTTAGTATGACGCGGGGGCATATTGATAATGAGTCGTTTTATTTTGCCTGTGGCTATACGGTCAAAAGCGTCAGCCATCTTTTTGTGGTGAGCACCGCCGATGAATGATGGCCATTGGTCTTTTACAAAATCCATAAAACCAGTTTGACAACGTTCTACCTTTTCTAGTTGTTCTAACCTTTCGGTTAGTTCAAGGTGTTCACGTAATACTGACTCTGGTAAATCTTTTAAATTAGAATCCATATTTTAAAGGTATTATGCTCGCTGCTCCACCGTGCTTCATTCTAAACGTTTGAAAAGAAGATTTTAATTCTGGGGTGAGTATTATTTTTAAATACTCTTGACCGTACTCGTCAATGTATTCGGTAGGGTTGAGCTTTACCCCGTAATCTTGTTCGGTTTGTTTTATAGCTTTTTTATACAGAGCGTTATAACTTTTAGCTCGATTTACACTTCTTGGGTCTGGTTCGGCGTCTAATATAGTGGTCAACGTACCTGGATCATCTGGGTCAACACCACCAACTCTTTGTGGAGGGTCATATCTTTGAACGTTTATTAATTTACCTTCAGTGTCATAATTCAGTTTTACGTTATCACTATTACGGTATTGTTTTTCTAAAAAAGGAATCATTTTAGGCGGTATTATAGTCGTGACACCAGAAGGAGGTGCTAACGACCTAGGACCGTTAGGGAATAATGCGTATGGTGAATCGTTTTTAACCGCAGTTTGTAAATCTAGTTTAAAGTCGTCAGTAAACCAATCTGCGCTTCTGGGTAAGTTTATAGTAGATATGGTATCTTCTAAAGTTTTATAAAAATCTTTACTATACCGAGTTAATAATCTTAATTCTCTTTGTCGATATCTTTCAGCCATTTCGTTAAATTCTTCTAATGCTTTGTCATATTCTGGTCCAGCTTCACCATAAGTTCCTGACCCTTCGGTAAAAGAGTCGATTAGACTTCTTTGGTCATCTAGCTCTTCCTTACCTTTTCTTATTAAGTCACCCAACTCTTTATTAAAGTCATCAAGTTTATTAGTAACTACTAAGTGATCATATAATTCTGGTCCTAGTGTTGCACCTGCAGTTTGATCTCTAGTTCTTAACAGTTCACCCACCGCTTCATTATCTCCATTTAAAGTTATTCTATTGTATAAAACGTCGTCTGTAGGACCACCTAAATTAGTCATCTCATACTGAAGCTGATCAACGCTTCCTCTTGTTGTGTCGTCTGTACCAGACAACCGAGCGGTTATCATGTCTTGATCTCTACCTAACCCATAAGCGTCACTTTGACTTTCTTGTTTTATATATACGTTTGCGTCATCACCTATATCTTCAAGCGTATATCTTGAGTGCATATATTTATTTGCGTTCATTGTTTCCGAAGCAGGCATGACATGACCTGCTGCTAAATCTTCATGATCTTTATTTATAAAAGTTGTGTTAGGACGTGGGTCTTCTGAGTGCCTATAAACGAACTCTGGTTTTTCGCCGTAAATACGTCCGTCGTCAAACATACTAAACTTACGTTCACCGTAACGACGATTGGTCTGTGCACGAGAATCAGCGAGTGTAGTAGTTTCGCTGTCAAGGTCGTAAAGTGGTCTTCTAGTAGTATAGGATGAGTAACCGCTATTTACTTCAGGGTGCATAGTTGAAGCTAGATTGTAGTAGGCATGTGTTTCTTGTATGTTAGGTGCGTTTTTCTGTAGTTCCTCCATTACTGACGCTGGAGTAGTTTTAGGGTTATTAGCTATAAACTCAGGTGATATATAATCTTCTATTTGTCTTTTTACGTTTTGGTTTACGTTACCTTTACCCGTTACCCCGTAACGCCTCATAGCTTGGAATATATTTTCTATAGGATATAGTTTATTTTTATTTTTAGCCGTATATAAATCTGATTCAAATAAAGCTATTTGGCTAGTCATTTGTGTATCATTTTCCCCGTACCTCAAAGGGATTAAACTATCTTCGTCAGGTCTTGGGTTATAAGGATTCCCTGTATAGTTATACCTAGCGGTTTCATCAGGGTAGTTTGCTTCCCACTGAGCTATATCACTAGGGTTTTTCATATCACTCGGTCGGTCGGCGGTGTGCAGTATTTTGTGTTCTATGCCTTTAGGCGTAGGGGCGGGTTTTACTGGCGGAGTGGTTACTGAACCTGCTGCTTTACCTGCTCCTGGAAGACCGACTGATGCTGCTTTTATAACACTGCCTAAAAACGGACGACCTTCTTCTTCTAATTTTCGCCCTTCTAGGTAACCGAGCACGTTTCCTGGTCCAGGGGCGAAGGCTAATACGTTAGCTACGTCTTGTCCACTACGCATAGCTGAGCGTTCATCTTCAAATACGTAAGGCAATTTTAATAAACCTTTACCTATAAGGTCGCCTAGTTTTTCCGTAGGTCCAGGTTCCACAGGTGAAACGAACTGTTCTGTTATGCCTGTGTATTGTGGGTCGGTAGTCGAGCTCATACGTTCTAGCATGTCTTCATACTTCATGCGTTCTAGCATTTCAGCGTAATTTAAAGGTAAAAACTTATTTTCCATTTAACTTTTTGAAATATTCCTTACGAGCTTTTTTTAAGTTTACTTTATTCTGCATAATTATACTAGGCACAGGGGTTGAATAATGCTTGTCGTCGGGGTGAGACCAAAACCACATGGCACATGGGCGTTCGTCGGCTAGATCTTCGACTATGGATATTAGGAGGTCGCGATCGGTTGAGGGGTGACACTTAAATAAAATAGCGTCGTAACGGTCTAGGGTTGCGTAATATTGCTCTATGGAACGTGGATCATAGTCTAATACTAGTAGTCTGTTATTATCGTAGGACTCTAGGGAGTGCGGACATACGGGTTTTATGTATTCAAAGTATTCTCTCATAGCCCTGCAAATTTTGCAAAAAATTTTAGTAAGGAGTCCCTAATTCTAACCTACTGAGTCAAAAAGTAAAGTTTTACTGTTATGAGTGCTTAAATCTTAGCTAGAGCGCAACTCACTACGTAACTGCTATAAAGGGGGGTGGGGGTCGTCTGTCTGTCGCGTCTGTCGCGACCTGTCTGGTGGGTCTGTGTGCGAGCTCTGCTCGCCTGTGTGCCCCGCAGGGACAAAAAGTTAGTAAGTACTTACTTTTTACCCTACTCTCTTTTTAGTAAAAAGTAAAGTAAATTAATAAAAAGAAGTATATAAAAAGTATATACTTTATTTAGTAAAATACTTTACTTTACTTACTAAAACGTAGTAGAATATACTTACGTTAAAGGGGCTTACGTTAAAAATAGCCCTAACTTTAAAAGGTAAAATTATGGCTAAATTAAAAAGTAATAATAAACCTAGCGTTAATATTAACGTAGCTAATATTACGCCTACTACTAAATTAACTTACGTTAATAAAAACGGGGCGGAACATAATATTAATAGGGCTAAAAAGGTAAACGGGTTTACCTACGCTAACGCCCTAGCGTATTATAAAACTATAGGCTACGGTAAGGGTGACCTTAACTACGACCTTAAAGGCGGTAGGCTAATAGTAAGCTAGTACTAGCGGGGGGCGTAAGCCCCCTTTTTTTATACCTATAAACCAACACGATCACGATCAAGATGTAGAATTATTGTTGGTGTCTTTGTCTTTGTGTCTTTGTCTTTGTGTCCCAGCTCTGCTGGGCTGTGTGTCGCCGATAGGCGACGATCTGTGTGCCGAGCTCTGCTCGGCTTTGGGCGATAGTAAGTACTTACTACGCCTGGAACCATCGCTAATATTCGTTAAAATAACACTTTACTTTACTTTACGATCAGCGTTATAATAGGTTATTAAATAGTTAAAGCGGTGCTATTTAGTAATGTTAAACTAACCGCTATTGGTAATAAAAATGGCTAAATTAGCTAAAACTCAAAAAGGCTCGGTCACGCCTAAAGTGGCTACTGGTTCGTTAACTTACGTTAGCGGTAAAGCTCGTTCAGATCATAACGTTAGTCGTGCTAAAGCGGTTAATGGTATGTCCCTTGAAAAAGCGTTAGCTCACTATAAAACGTTGGGCTATTCAAAAACTGACCTAAACTACGATTTAAATAAAATCAAAAGTTTAGTGCTCAAGTAAACTAGTAGGGGGGCTTCGGTCCCCCTTTTTTGTGCCCTAATAACAGATCATGATCAAGATGCCATGTGCCATGGTCCATGTGTCCTTGTCTTTGGGATGTAGATCATGATGCAGAACACATCGTGATCGTGATCCTGATGTCTTTGTCTTTGGATCCTGATCGTGATCTGCACCCTATTGATCGTATTGGCTGTGTCTTTGGTTTATGGCTCATGCACCATGGTCCATGTGTCTTGGTGCGGGTCAATATATTTTTGTTTGTGTGTCTTTGTCCGTGGTTCGTAAGTTGTTTACTATATAGGACCAGTGGAGATGTCTATAACTTCGTTAAAAACCAATACATGCTTTATCATAACTATTACCATAAACCACCCATTTTAAACCCTATTACCTGTTCGGTGCTAATAGCCCCGTAATAGCCCAGCCAATAACCCCAAAAAAAGGACCAGTGGAGATGCTCCATGGTCCATGCCCTATTACCCTATTGGCTAAAAGCCTAGAAAATTAATTTTTGCTTTTTCTTTTTTCCACCAGAGTATATAAGTAACAGCTTATCAGCTCATGTTCTGGTGTCTGAATAAATACGCTTGATGTTCATCAGCATAAGTATAGTGGCAGAAAAATATATACTCATCGTTCATAAAAGTATATACATGAATACCATTAACGTGGCCATGGTCTTTGAAATTATGTTCTTTCATTTTATTATTATCAGACAATATACCGTTTATAACTACCGCAATATCTGCTGAGTCATCTACCGCATACTGAATATAGCCATCGTGGTCTTCCCAGCTAAACCAGTCACCAAATTTAATTTTATTCTTCATGATTCCTCCTTAAAATCTGAATCTTTGATATTATATAATTCCTGTATAGCGTAGCCTAAACTACCAGTATAGTCAGGACCATCTCCCTCAAACCATTTGTCGCTACCGTGATACTTTTTAAGGGGGAATCCTTCTTTATTAAGTTTAACATTAAAGCACTCACCATAAGTAGTAGAGTTCTCCATGATGTCGAGTAGCTTTTTATTAGGACCGCCTTGGTCTTCTATAATGTCGATTAACGTAAACATGTCTAACATAACATTCTCCTATATATTTATTTACTATATAAATAATAAGGTTGATCAAATAGATGGTAAAGGATACTCATTAAGTAGTTTTACGCAGAATCAGGGAACGGCTTCCAGTATTCAAGTAGGTAGGAATCTTTAGTAGGTTTATTACCACTGTGTTCCTCGTGACATGGCACACAGGGTTCGCCCACTTTAAGAGGATTTTTACTGACAGTAACAGTAAGGCATTCGCCACACCTCATTTTATATTCTTTATTATTTTTATCATACATAATTATTGCCACCTCGTATAACTAATAACTAGTTCGTTTTCAAACCTTTGAATTCTTAAACCTATTCTGTTACAAGCATTGTAAAAGTTCTGAGCATCTTTTTTACCCCTATCGTCGTTATAAAAAACTGCACAATCTCCTATACTCATTCGTAAGCCTTCTTCTCGCCAACCAAAGCTATAACTAAGACCTCTAAAATCCATAACCTTAGCATCTTCTTTAACTTGACCTAATTTAGCCATACGCTGAATATCAAGAGCATCGTTGTTAGGTAAAACTTCCCAACCTTTACTAGTTTTTCTGTAACTAACTACTTTATCTTCTTGCATAATTATTCTCCTATATATTTAACTATAAATAGTATAAGCTGGATCAAATTGAAGGTATAGCATACTCATAAAAGAGTAGGGGAGCTCACGCCCCCCTTTCCTCAGGTAAACACCATGGCTAAATGGTGATTATTTATCAATGTAGAACATACTACTAGGTAAGTTTCCTTCCTCGTCCCAACGCAGAGTAAACATATAATACTCGGTCAGCGCACTAGCTAAGTTGCTACCGTTTAACGATAGAGCAATATAAATATTACGGCTACGTTCTTTCTCGTTGTAGACGCCCCTAGCTCTTTGAATAATATTATACCCACTACTACAACCATTGACGAGCCACGAGCTATCATACACGGTAGACCACTTACCTTCAGTGTCCCAAGTATTATAAAAGTCTTCAGGATCCATAAACCCTTCAACACCCCAATGACACTCACTGAAGTAATAACCTACCTCTTCAGGAGCATCAGTAAATAGGTCTTCAACAATAGACATTACTCTGTCCTGCTCAACACCGTTATCTCCCTCACGTGAAATAACTTCACGCAAATTTTGAACGTGACTTTTAGGAACTATTTCCCAGCCGTCAACAATCTTATATTCTTGTTTCATATTAAAACTCCTTTAAGTTAATACCCTAATATAGTAGGCGGGATCATTAACATGGTAAAGGATACTCATTTACCACCATACGTGCATTACCGCACCACGCTTACCAGCAACACCAAGTAAAGTCGCTAGGTCTTTAACTTCGCTGTATGTATATTCATGACCATACGCTGAATTATAAACAATATTATCATCATCTATATCCATATCTAACCAAGTAGCTTCATCCTCAGGGTTTTCAGTATTAGCGAAAACGCCACTTTCTTCTCTTACATTATATAAAAATGCTTCTAAT